GCATTGCCGATTATAGGTGGAGGAGCTTATTATGGGATAACCCTCTACAACAAGATGCTTTCGGTGATTAATAAGTTTGATGCTAATAAAATAGAACTATTACAAGATGCATTAGATGACCAACGTGAAAGATATGTTGAGCTGATGCACACTAATATTAGACTACAAGAAAAAGCAAGCGAAGCTATAGCTCTAGCCCGTGAAGCAAAAGCAGTTAGTTCAGGCACGTCACGTGAAGTAGAAGCTTCATTATCTAGTATTAGAAGTGAAGTGAAGTCGCAAATAGATGGTGTTAATGATAAAATGAGAGCATTACAAAAAGCAACAACTAACCCATTAGCTAAATAAGGAGCATTAATGTTAAGTATCTTATCAGGAATTTTAGGTTTTGCTACATCAGGATTACCAAGTATATTAGATTTTTTTAAACAAAAAGGTGACCAAAAACATGAACAATCGATGGCTAGACTGGATATGGAGCGAGCTCTCGCTCTTGCCGAGAAAGGTTATGCGTCACAAGAACGTATTGAAGAGTTTAGAACAGACCAAGTTGAAATGGAAACCTACGCACAAGAAAGAATGGCGCTTTATAAGCATGATGAAAAACTTTCGGAAGGCGCGTCTCCTTGGGTTCTTAATCTCCGTGCTAGTGTTCGCCCCGTTATCACCTATATTTTTGTTTTTATTCTATTATTTGTTGACATTGTAGGTATGTGGTGGGCTATTAGTTCAGGTCAAGATTTTGTAACCGCTTTAAATATTATATTCTCTGAAGAAGAGATGGCAATTTTTGCATCAATTATAGGATTCTGGTTTGGAAGTAGACATTGGGATAAACGCAGATAATGAAAACATCACCGACAGGTATACACCTCATCAAGTATTTCGAGGGGGTTAAGTATAAGCCATATATGTGCAGTGGCAATGTATGGACGGTCGGTTGTGGTCATGCTTTATATCCTAGACAATTAGTAATGAACTTAGCAGATAGAAAACAATATAAATTAAAACCAGAAGATAATAGAATATGGACAATAGAGGAAGTGGATGGATTACTTAAATACGACTTACAACGCTTCGAGCTGGGAGTACTTCGTTTGTTGGGTACTGTGCAACCAAAACAGTCTGAGTTTGATGCTCTTGTCAGCTTTAGCTTTAATCTTGGTTTGGGGACATTTCAAAGATCGACAGTTCGATCAGCATTTATACGTGGTGATAAAACGCGCGCTGGCGAAGTTCTTTTGAAATATTGTAGAGCAGGGGGTAAAGTGTTAAAAGGGCTGCAACGTCGTAGATTAGCAGAACACGCTTTATTAATGCGAGGATAAAATGGCACTAAAAAAACTAGTTTTTACTCCGGGTATCAACCGGGACATTACCAATTATGCAAACCAAGGCGGTTGGTGGGCATGTGATAAAATAAGATTTAGAAAAGGATTTCCTGAAAAGATAGGGGGTTGGACTCCTATTAACTTCGATCCTTATGTAGGTAACTGTCGAGCAATACTTCCTTATGGAACAACTGACGGCGCAACTCTAATTGCTTTCGGTACTAATGCTAAAGTCTATGTTTTAGCTGGTACTACTTTAACTGATGTTACTCCCCTTCGTGCTACTTTAACGTCTCCTGATACAGATAATTGCTTTGAAACTACAGATACTTCAACAACAGTAATAGTTAACATTACAGGACACGGTGCATCAACAGGTGACTTTGTAACTTTTAGTGGATCTAGCGCAGTCGGCGGTGTTCCAGCAGGAGATCTTAATAAAGAACACGAAATTGTTAGAGTACTTAACGGTAATCAGTTTGAAATTATTGTTGCTACGGCAGCAACTTCTACAGTCGCAGCGGGTGGGGGTGCTAGTATATCTGCAGCGTTTCAAATTTCTATTGGATATGGTAGTTCAACTTATGGATATGGTTGGGGTGCAGGGACATGGGGTCGAGGAACATGGGGTTCTGGAGCGGCAACACCTGTCAACGTGCCTGAGCGTATTTTATTCTTAGACAAATTTAATAATGACTTTGTATGGAATATACAAGATGGTGAAGTATATTATTGGCAGTATGATGCTCCGTTATCAAACCGTTCTATTCCCATGGTTAATTTACCTCTAGCTAAAGCGGTTCCACAACAAGTTGGTGAAGTTATGTTTGCACCAAGTGGACATCTTCTTGCTTTATCTTGTACTGAATATGCAGAAACTAAAACAGCAGGATATGCCATTGTAAGTATTACTAGAACAGGAACAACGGCAACATTAACTACAGCAACACCACATGGTTTAGATCCATTAGACTGGGTAATATTAAGTGGTCAAGCACCGCAAGCTTATCAAGGCGAATTTAGAATTATAAATACACCTACGACCACAACATTTACTTTTGCTCTTCCTTATGATCCAGGTTCAAGTGCTACTACACTAGGTACTTACCAATCGATAGATTACAACGGACCTTATGATCCACTTCTTATTCGTTGGGCTAATGTTGACCCAGCTGTTGGACCTGTTCCTGAATATTGGAAACCTGAAATAACTAATACAGCTGGATTTATTCGATTAAAACAAGGTTCTACTATTATTGCAGGATTTAGAACAAGACAAGAAGTTCTTATCTTTACAGACATTGCTTTATCTACCTTACAATTTTTAGGCACTGAAGAAGTATTCGGTGTTCAAGAAATATCTAATGCTATTAATATTGCAGGTCCAAACGTCGTAGCAGAAGCAAACAACATTGTATTCTGGATGGGTAATGATAAGTTCTTTATGTATGATGGCCGAGTTAATACACTCCCATGCACATTGAAACAGTATGTTTTTGATGATATGAATAGAGACCAAAGTAACTTATTCTTTGCTGGGGTTAACAGTGAGTTTAATGAAGTGATTTGGTTCTATTGTTCAAGCAATGCAGTTAGAATAGATCGTTATGTTATCTACAATTATCAAGAAAATGTTTGGTATTATGGAAACTTAAATCGAACTGCTTGGGTTGATTCCTCTGTAATTAAATTCCCGCTTGCTGCAAGTACAGGATATATTTATAAACACGAAGATGGCAACGATGATGGACAACCTAAAGGTGCTGCTCCACTACCTATTAACGCATACATTGAATCTGCTGATATTACCATAGAAGATGGAGAAAACTTTATATTGACAAAACGTGTTATACCTGATGTTAACTTTACCAACTCTGACACAACTAATGCAGTAACAGGAGCAACATTAACTCCTGAAGTTCAAATGACTGTTGGAGTGCGTAACTTCCCAGGCTCTTCAATCTCAACAACTAACGTTGCGGGTAATACTTTAACTCGAGATGTTATTACTACAGCTACAATCGATCAATATACAAACCAAGTATTTGTGAGAGCCAGAGGACGACAAATGAACTTTAAGATTGCATCATCTGATGTAGGTGTTCAATGGGAACTTGGTGCTGTGCGTGTTGACTTTAGACCAGATGGAAGGAGAGGATAATGGCCAGTAAATTACATACCCCCTCAACTAAAGCCCCTAATATAACTAATCCAGGTGCAGAATATAATTACCAACAAATGTTACAATTAACAAACCAGTTAAGACTTTATTTTAATCAAAACGATAGTGCGAATAATCACATCATAGAACATGTTGGCGGTCTTACTACATTGCACTGGTTAGGAGATTATTAATGGCTTTTCAAAATGTTACCCCTATTTTACTTGCTCAGAATGCAGTAACTACAGACTATATTGCAATCTATACTGTGCCTGAAAATACAAGGACTTATGTAAAAGATATTACTATCATGAATACAACAGGGTCAACGAAGCATATCTATGTTAGTTTAGTTCCAGACCAAGCAGCACCAGGAGCTTCTAACGCTTTGTTTTATAACACAGTTTTACCAGGATATACTACCGTTCAATGGACAGGAGCACAGATTATGAATGTATCAGACACAATTCAAGTTAAAGCAGATGCTGTAGGATGCACTGTTAATATTACGGGGGGAGAA